CTACGTTTTTAGATCGAGCGTATAGAGGATTAACTGGTAAAGAAGATTATGATTATGTAGAAAATCCTTATGCAAACTTTATTTTGGAAGCGGTTTTCGACCCTGTAAATGCTATTCCTTTAGGTATGTTAAGTAAAGCAGGTAAAACTGATTTAGGTTTAGGAGGACAAGGCTCTGAATCCGCTGGTAGATTTATGAGTTCTTTTTCTAACTATATTGATAATTTTTATGGTAAAGCTAAAGGAGCCGTAAACACTCCAAGTGAAATACAGTTAGGACAAAAGTTAATTAAAGTAGGTGAAAAATTAAAAAATATTCCTTATTTCGGTAAAAAGTATATAAAAGACAAGTTGCCGGGTCCTGATTTAATGAGAAACCCAAAACTAATACAGCAAGCCCAAGCTAATTTAGGAGCTAAAGCATTTGGATTTTGGAAAAATTTAAAGGAAGGAACAATATCAGGAATTAAATCTGAGTTTGATCCTATAGCTAGAGCTTTGTATAGGGAAAAAGGAATTAACCTTAATGCTCAAAAAATGGTTAAAGAGTTTTTGGAAGCAGGAGATGATGTAGCCAGAGCTATACCTAAAGCAGTAGCTCAAGTTATTTATAATGCTCACATTGCCGTTCAAGCAGGTAAAAAAGGAGGATTTGATGAGTTAGACCCTTCCATTAAAGGAGTTTTAGAAAAAAGTTTTGTTCGGGGCTATGAAACTTATACTCCTGGATCGTTTTCTTCAATGTTCAAAAAACATCCTGCTTTAAAAAACAACAGGAAAATGAATATAACTGATAGAGAAGCCGATATACTGGAAAATCATATTATTGACCAACAAGGTGTCCCTGATTTAACTGTAATGAAATCTTCTAATATATTTTCTGGTAATCATATTTATGATTTAACATCACAACGTAATTTAAACATACAATTAATAAAATCAGCTTTTGCTGACAACAAAAAATTCAATAATGTTGAAGAATTAAAATCTTCTTTAGAAATTTCTCAAAAAGAAATACGGACAAAACAAAGTAAAGAATTAATGTCTAAAGATATTGTTATTTTAGATAAATTTAATGATCCTGATAATCCTCTTTATGATCCAACGGGAATTTGGATTTTCACTAGCCACCCCGGACAAGCTATTGTTGAAGGAGGGGCAAACTATTTAATGAAAATTAAACCTAATGGGGAATTTTTAGCTGTAATGTCGGACAGACATGATTTTTTTGAAGCAGTGACCGACAGCAAGCTAAACAGTTTAGTAGCAGTAAGTTCTATAGTAAGAGGAAACGCAAAGCATTTAAATTTACCTAAAAAAGCAAGAGACGCTGCTAAAGGTCAGTATACTACCGCTAAAGCTACAGGAAAAATATCAACTGATAATGATGAAGTTTATAAACAATTTAAGGATAAGTTTGAAAAAGTAGTAAACGAATATGTTTCTGTTAAACCTTCTAAGGAAGCAGTAGAGCTAGAAAAAGAACGTCTACGGAATGTTGGAGCAGCAGTAGGAGGAGGATTAACACTAGGAGCAGTGAATAATCCTCGATCAGAAGAACAACAGTAACTACTCAGGTTCAAACTCTATAATACCTCCGTTATTCAAATAACTAATAGCTCCCATAACACCCATAAGTTTAGCCATTTGTTTAACTTCAGCTTCCACTGACTCCACTACTGAAGGATGATCCGCTGTACCACTAGGGCTCTCCGTCAGTACCTGAATGTTCAGCCTATGCCTGTCCAGTTGGTACATACAGGTCTGGGTTATGTTCTCTATGACTTCCTCCTTAAAGCAGGGCTTACCGCCAGTGATTTGCTTAAGTGTCATTTTGTTTCCTCCTGAGATCAGCCACAGCCGCCTTAATAGCGTCTTCAGCTAATACACTACAATGAATTTTAACGGGTGGTAAAGAAAGCTCCTGTGCAATCTCAGAGTTCTTAATGTCCTCTGCCTCACTAAGTTTTTTACCTTTAACCCACTCGGTTAATAAAGAACTGGAGGCAATTGCAGAGCCACAACCATAAGTTTTAAACTTGGCATCCTCTATTACCCCACTGTCATTCACCTTGATCTGTAGTTTCATTACGTCACCACAGGCAGGTGCACCAACCATGCCAGTCCCTACAGCTTTGTCCTTCTCATCAAGTTTCCCTACGTTTCTAGGGTTATCATAATGATCTAAAACTTTATCGCTATAGCTCACAGGCTCCTCCAACACAGGCTAATGTCTGTGCTCCTTCAGTATTGTCCTGACTCTCATCTATGTCCCAATTAAACTCCTTTGGAAAACCCTTGACCATTTTATTGTACTGCTCCTTGGTTATTTCCTCATAAGGTGCTTGCTCATAGGTGTGATCCGAATAAGGTAAAAATGAAATACCTGAGACGGAATCAAAATTGTTGTACACCCAATCCCCGATACCCAAGAACTCATTGTCCCTGTAGTACACTGTAATACTGGGCTTATGTTCACACCAGTGTTCCTGGTAAATAGACCATAACTTTAACTGATCCTTTGCTTTCTGCTCGGAAGCCAACACAGCGTCCTTGGGGGACTTTTTAGGGAAACTGAATACCTTAGTAGAGGGTGACGTTACATCCACCTCAGAAGGCACTCCAGCGTCCTCTAGGACGTTACACAAAGGATCTCTCATGTCAGCCCTGACTCGCCTGATGTAATACTGACTGTACCGTGGGTGAATACCACTGGCACTGTCCACTAACTGGGACACTGTACCACTTGGTTTAACACACGTTATAGCAGCAGACTGTGCAATACCTAGACGCTTAGACCATTCCTTATTAGTTTTAATGGCTTCGTCCCTGAGTGATTGCAGTACAGTAGGCAAGTTTTTATTCTTTAAGTTAGTTAAAGAACTGTCCAGAATACCCGTCAGAGACACTCCCAATAGTGCTTCTTCCTTAGTGTTATCCTCCCAGACTTTCCTTAAGTATCTGAAGTCAGTGAGGGTAGCTTGGAGAGTTCCAAGGATAGTTGCATTTCGTACTTTTCGTTGGAGACTTTGAAATGTATCTGTCGGTCTAACAACGACTTCGGAAAGATTACAAAATTGGTTTGGTCTGAGGATGATTTCCGAACAGGGGTTTGTCCCGAAATCTCTTTCAGCATCCCTTCTACCATTTCTTGCAGCTTGCTTCTGGCTTGCAATACGGCTAAAGATTCCTCTTTCTCCTGATTTTGATTCATATAAACTCCTCCATTCATTTATAAACGCACCAAAGTCAGGCGTTTCAGTGTAACAGGCTGAGTTATTGGACAGACCTCTCTGTGGCTCATCAACCCACCACTGTCCGTGTTTAGCTCTACGAATTCTATCGTCAGTCAGGTTGCTTAAACTAATTAATGCAGACCTTCTGACCCCACCAACCACGACGACTTGTGCAATTTTACAGCAAATATCGTGGCATTCAAGGGACGTAAGCTTTCTTCCAGACGCTCCTTTAAATACTCCCACGGTAAAGTTGAAGAGGTCAACAAGAGGTTCTGGGCCGCTTGCTCTGCCTCCGAAAGTTTTGAGTGGGGAACCCGAAGGTCTAACTCCACTGATGTCCCATTTGGGTAATTGGCCTGAATACAACAACGATACCAATTCCCTATACGATTTCGACCATCCAATTTTTGAGTCTGCAACGTGAATGACGGTATCTGTTTCATGGAAATCCTCCGCTATTTCCGGCAGTTTATTAATGTACTGACGTTCCACACTAAAACCGACTCCTGTTCCACACATTAGTATGTACATCATTTCGTCAAAGGCTCTAGGGTTATCTATGGTAATGTAGGAGCAGTTGAACCCTGCTACATTGTCTCTGTCCAGCGCATCACCAGCGGTCATTAACGCCCTCATGGAAGGCATAATGTCCATGTCCAGGATGGCTTCCTCAAGTTCTTCAGCTTCATTAGCCTTAAACTTAACTCCTCTCTTTTCCCAAAAATTCATGTATCTGCCAACGGTTTCTTCCCATGTTTCCCTTCGGTTTTCAGTGGGTAGATAACGGGCATAGCGACTCTTGTGTATGTACTGTTGATAACTATCCATAATTAAATGTATTCTCCTCTATTAATTTTTTCAAATACCATTCGGCTTTCTTCAGATCCTCTATCCCGTTTTTGTACTTATACCTATGTAGGTATTTAGTTACGTTACCTTCAAGATAGTCCACAAACCCGTCACCAAGTTGCTGTTGAATGTAATCAATCGCCTCAAGTCCACCTTTGTTGTAATGTGGTGGATGATTAACATTGTCTTTTGGTTCTTCCTTCGGAAACATAGTGTTGTCCAATAAACTGTCCGAAGGATGATATAAAGATCCAGTAATAGTTTTAGATTTCTGTGCAGACATTAAGCAGTCCTCCGGTTTATCTGGCCCACGTGATAATCTATTCCACTCTTCCGGTGTAGCATTGTCTATACTCATAAGACTTTACTACTATAGTCCATCAAGGACAAATACCATAAACATATCATAACAAGTATTATGCCCAACGCCATTTTATTATGAAATTTCATAGGTTACTCCCAATAACCGTTTTGGTATTTGTCTGCGATTAAATCTATATCTACTGGCTCATCATCACCAGTAAGCTTAACATCTATATCAGAGTATGAAATATCATCATCCAAATAAGATTTATTCCGATCATATTTAGTTTTATCTTTAACAACTTTTGATCGAAACTCTGGTTTCATAACCATGCTTTTAGCTGTGTGTTTCATTTTTCTAACTCCTCCATTTCTTCATGTATCTTATCTTGTCGGTCAATGAATTTATCTTCAAATCTGTCTAATAATTCTTCAGCATTAATATCCAGTAATAATAGTATATCATCAACTTCCAGACGTTGTAAAACTTTTTCCCTTAATTCATCTAGAGTGTACATAGTTCATTAACTCCTCCACTTCACTTACGGAGAAATACTTGAACTTCTCCTTTTCACACCACTGGGCCATAGTCATTTTAGAACCCTTCCTGACTTTCTTATTTGGATCACTCAGTACAAACACCAGTTCAGCGTCCACCGTGTCCCTGATGGATTTGTACTTTAATGTATCACCTGCCCTAAAGTATCCCTTACATTCAATCATTATGCCGCTGGTGTGTACAAAATCAGGCTTGTACTTACGATAAACAACGTAGGGCACATCAAAAGGTTCATATTCAAATTCTCCTTTGGGAACTACTGTTGCAAATGTTTTTTCCAAACCGGATCTGTACATGTTACGAGATTTCCTGTAATGGGATTTCCGGTACTTTCGGCTCATTTTCTACCACTCCTAAAAATCTTGGACCTGTTGAGTATTTGAAAGCCCTTAAACCAGGCCAACATGACTGCTTGAACTGGCAGTACGAACACCCCATACTTAATTTCATATTGCCTGATGCGCCATCTGGAACCAACTTGTGACAATGTGAAGGGGCCTCGTCCTGCCCACAAACCTTTTTTATTTCTTCTATACGCTCCTCTATATCATAATTGATATGTTCATGCACCGGAGCCTGTGTGTCCTCCATGTCGTACTGAAGCACCTCCAAGTGTCCGTTCTGTTTGTCCATAGCAAGCCAAGCTATCTTGGTGTCACCCTCTGAATGTGCGTATGCCTTAAGCTGTGCCACATAACCAAAAGGATCGTCCAGAGCCAGTGAACCGTCCCTGAACTTTTTAAAGCCATAAGTGCTCGTAGACTTAACGTCAACCATTGTCCCGTCAATACGGCAATCCATGTGGCCTTTAACCCCTGCTACAGTACAGACTTTTTGTTCGTCCTCGACTGTGTGTCCAGCCAGCTTAGTAAGACAAAGTAACAACTCTTCAATCAAATGCCCATACATGAATTTTATTAACGTATGAGGCATAATACGCTCTCTAGGAGCCCTGTGGACAGTATTCCATAAGTAACGTAACCCCTTACCACTGGAGGATAATCTAAGCCCAGCTTTACCGTACTCCCGATTAACAAACTCCTTACGCATTAGTTTTTTTATGTTTTCACCAAACTCCTCTATAGCTTGTTCAGCGTCCACATCCGAAGGTACACGTTTGGACATCATAAGTTTATAAATGTCCTGAACCAATGTATGTATGGTTTTCATTCTCTATGCTCCACCCACCATGCCTTCCTAGTTACAGGATCAAACCCTACTTGACGAACATTTAGCTTTTTCTGTTGGTCTGTACGGGGACGACCTCCATTAACGGGTTTTGTAGTATGAAGAGTTTTTACGTCAATTAAAACAATTTTGTTTTGAGTTGGATTCCATGCAATCATGTCTACTATTCCGTCACTGCCATAATTCTTGAATGCTTCGTACCCTTGGTCCCATAACCAGGTTACTGCATAGAGTTCTGCAAAATCCCCCTTACGGTTTTTAGACATTTCGTCATTAGTGAGTTTGCGACCAGTTGTCTCCAACATGATATTCTCCTGTCAGTGGGCATCTAAGATCAAAATGCAAACCTGCTGCCTCAATGCATGACACAGCTAAGTGACCAAACTTTTCAGCCTGATCCGCTTTAACTTCAGTCTGTATTTCGTCATGGATGTTTCCCACAAATCTATAGTTAATTTTCCATTCCCTAGAAAACTTATCCAGCAGTATCAGGGCTTGTTTCATCACAATAGCACCTGCCGCTTGGAGTAAAGTATTAAGGCTTGCATGCTCTGACCTAATTTGGAGCAGTCGTCCGTCAAGTCCTCTAAGAGTTCCTTCACCTCCTTTTTTTCTAACTCGTTGTTGCAAGTCAGCGAGTGCTGGAGTGGCTTTAAGGAATCTCTGTCTAAGTTCAGTGCCTCGACTTCTACGTCCCCCAACAATGCTTCCCAACTTTTCGTCACCTGCCCCATAAAGGAAAGCATAGATAAAAGTTTTTGATGTGTCTCTATCTGGAAGTCCCGCTGCTCTCTGGTTAGTGCTGTGGATGTCTCCATTTACTATCTCCTCCGTATAAGCTGGATCATTCATATAATGTGCCAACATCCGCAATTCCAGACCGGATGCGTCCACCCCTACTAATTTATGCCCGACAGGAACAGTCCAACAACTCCTGCACTCTTTACCAAAAGGGCTATAGCCAGCAGGTGTCTGTGCCAAGTTAGGCTTGGAGTGTGTCATACGTCCGGTGACTGCACCATTGGTATTAACAAACCCGTGAACCCGACCGTCCTTCCCCATTGCATCGACCCAAGATTGGACCTGTGCAACCCTTTTCTGCACTAGCAAATACTCCGCTATCATCTGTGCTTCAGGTATTCCTTTCACCCTCGACAGTGTAGATTCGTCCACAACGGGCTGGCCTGTTTCAGTAAACTTCTCAGGTTTCCAACCGAATCGCTGTAGATGAACCCCTATCTGTTTTCGGGAGGCGAGGTTGAACGGTACGGACTCTATCCGACTAAACTCTCCACACACATTCTGCCAGCTATCGCCCAA